GACTCGATCAGCGTCTTGCCAGTGTCGAACAGACCCTGCGCGCCCAGCCCACGAAAGAGGATATGCATGATCTTCGGCTCGGGATTGCCGATCTGAACGGCGAGCTGCGCGAGATCCGCGCCCGGCTGGAAGCCTCGGCCGAGCATGGCAAGCGGCAGGATAACGTCCTGACCCGCGTCGAACAGTTTCTTCTGGAACGCAGCAAATGACCGATTTCCACGCCTTCAACAGCCGTCACCGCCGTCTGGCCATTCTGCGCTTTCTGGAGGTCAGTGCGGCCTATACCTCGAATGTCTCGATCCTGACCGATGTTCTGAACAGCGATCAGATCGGGATCAACACTACGCGCGACCAGACCGCGACCGAACTGGCATGGCTGGCCGAGACCGGGTTTGTCACGCTGAGTGGGCGCGATGATTTCCGGGTGGCGACCGCAACGGCGCGTGGCATCGAGATTGCGCTCGGCCGCGCCACGCACCCGGATATCCAGCGCCCCGGCCCGAGGGGCTGACATGCCACCGCCCCGCAAGATCGACCTCCTGCCGCCCGAGCTGCGCGATTGGCTGCGCGACGAACTGCGCGCCGGCGGCTTTGCCGGATACGAGGATCTGGCCGAACGCCTGAACTTCCGGCTGGAAGAAGAAGGGCTGGAACTGCGCATCCGCAAATCCGCGATCCATGCCTATGGCGTGGAATACGAGGCCATGGTGAAGGCGCAGGAAGAAGCCAGCGCCTGGGCCGTGGGCTGGATGCAGGATGAAGGCCTGGCGGATGAGGCAAAGCGCCATTCCGTCCTGTTCCAGATGATCACGACGCTGGCCTTCAAGGTGATGAAATCGCAGGCCCTGAAAGAAGGCGACGAGATCGACCCGAAGGAACTGCATTTCCTCGGCCGCATGCTGAAGGACGTTATGTCTTCGTCCGGCATCCGGGAACAGACCATAGCCGCAGACCGCAAGGCACAAGCCGCCAAGCTGGAAGCGGCGGTTGTCTCGGGCGACATCGATGCCGAGGCCGCGGCCAAGGCTCGCCGGATCATGGGGTTCGCATGATGGATGATCGATCCACCGCAAACCTGATCCTGCTCGCCCAACTGCACTATCAGCACGCCCGCTGGTGGACGCTGGCCGCCGCCTGGATCTTCGGCCGCCACCGCACTGTGCGCCATCTCGGCCGCGTCGGTCGCGTCAGCTTCTGGCGCGGTCAGCCTTACCTCCTTTCCTTCCGCGAAACCGCAACCTCCTGAGGACCATCCCATGTTTCGACTGCGTTCCTTCGACTCCCTGCTGATCATCTCGACCCTGATCGGACTGGCGCTTTTCCTGATGCTGCCCGTCGCAGTGGCAGCCCAGACCATCGACATTGCCACCGGCAAGGCGGGCGGTGGCTATGACCGGCGCGCCCGACAGATCGAACAGCGCCTTGAACAGCGCGGCGTCCTTTCGACGGTGATCAATCTGAACGGCTCTGATGAAATCTCGCTCGCCCTCTGCGGCGGTCGGGCGAACCTCGGGATCATGCAGATCGACGCGATCTATGCCCGCTCGCTCGAAGGCTGCCAGATGAAGGCGGTCGGTTCCTATGGCGCCGAGGCGGCCCTGATCCTGTTCCCGCCCCGGTCTGATCTGGATGAACTGTCCGACCTCGGCCCCGGCTCGGCGGTGCTGGTCGATACGATCGGCAGCGGGTCGGAGCTGTTCTGGCGCACCATCACGCGGATCGAGACCGGCGAGGATGGTGGCAATGACGAATGGGCCTCCGCCCGCGTGGTGAACGATCCGCTGGAACTGGCCAACACCTCGGCCGAGATGGGCGAGATCGACGCGGTGGTGCTGGTGCGCAAGCCCGACAGCGCCGATGTGCAGGCCCTGATCGGCCAGGGCTGGACGGTGGGCGAGTTGTGGGACCGGGACATCAACGATCTCGAATTCAACGGCGCTGCGCTCTATCGCTCGGAAAAGCTGAAGATCCCGACACCGGGCGGCAAAACCGTGAAGGCATGGGGCTATGAGGTTCGCAGCTTCATCGCCGTGCCTCGTGCCCTGGCCGAAGGCGACCGCCAGCGCTTTGCCGCAATCACCGCCGCTGCGCAGTGAGGGTGTCATGTCGCTTTGGGACAAACTCTGCATTCATGCCTGTTACCACCTGTGGAACCCGATCGGTCTGATCCTGCGCGACGATTGGGTTGAGGAAGTCTTGCGGCAGAATGGCCCGGATTATCCCGACTGGCATTGACTCATGGCTGCCACGGTCCCCACCTCGCCGGTGATCCAGTTTCTGCCCTATCAGCGGAAATGGATCGCCGATCAGTCGCGCTTCAAGATCGGGATGTTCTCGCGCCAGACCGGCAAGACCTTCTCGACCGGCGGGGAATGCGCGGATGATTGCTTTACCGCCTGGGCCGAGGACCGACGCGCGCGGTGGGTGATCCTGTCGCGGGGGGAACGGCAGGCGGCCGAGATGATGACCGAGGTCATCAAGCCTTTCACGAGGGCCTATTACGAGGTCTATAACACCCTGTTGAAGGGGGGCGAGCCGACCTTTCACGAGGGCGAGTTTCGCGCCCCGCAAGAGAAAGGCCCGGATGCGGTCTACAAGCAGCTGGAAGTGGCCTTCCCGAATGGATCGCGGATCACGGCCTTGCCCGCGAACCCCGACACCGCGCGCGGGTTCTCGGCCAATGTGATCCTCGACGAATTCGCCTTCCATGCCAAATCGCGCGAGATCTGGGCGGCGCTGTTCCCGGTCATTTCCCGATCGGGGCTGAAGCTGCGCGTGATTTCCACCCCCAACGGCAAGGGGAACAAGTTCTACGAGCTGATGACGGCCGAGAATTCGGTCTGGTCGCGCCATGTGGTCGATATTTACGAGGCGGTGCGGCAAGGGCTGGATCGCGATATCGACATGCTCCGCCGGGGTATGGCCGACCCGGATGCCTGGGCGCAGGAATACGAACTGCAATGGCTGGACGAGGCGTCCAGCTGGCTGGATTACGACCTGATCGCCGCCTGCGAGGCGAATACCGCGGGCCTGCCCGAACATTATATGGGCGGGCTGTGCTTCGTCGGCGTCGATATCGCCGCTCGAAATGACCTCTTCGTCATCGTGGTGGCCGAACTGGTGGGCGAGGTGCTGATGGTGCGCGAGATCATCGCGGAACGCCGGATCAGCTTTGCCCGTCAGGACGAACTTCTGGCCGGGGTGATGAAGCGGTATCGCGTGGTGCGCGTGGCGATGGACCAGACCGGCATGGGCGAAAAGCCGGTCGAGGATGCCAAGCGCAATCATGGCGAGGATCGCGTCCAGGGCGTGCTGTTCAGCGCGGCCGCCAAGTTGGACATGGCAACAACGCTGAAGGAGTCGATGCAGGACCGAAAGACCCGCATCCCGGCGGGTGACCCGGTGCTGCGCGCCGATCTGCACTCGATCAAGTCGCAGGTCGGCATCACGGGCATCCGGCGCCTGGTGGCGGACGGTGACAGCGACGGCCACGCTGACCGCTTCTGGGCGCTGGCGCTGGCGGTCTCAGCCGCGAACCTCGGGCCGGAGAGCTTTGGATATGAGGCCGTGCCCGGCACCCGCAGCCGTTGGGCCGGTCCTGACACGGATGATGAAGAAGAGGTCACCGGCGGGCGCTGGGGCGGAGGGGCATGGTAATGGCACTACTCGATCAATTTGGCAGGCCCATGCAGCGCGCGGCGACCCGTGACCTGCTGGAACGGCAGGCGGCCGCGACCGTGGGGTCGGTGCGCTCGATCCAGGCGGGGCACCCGGCCGATGGCCTGACCCCGCCGCGGCTCGCCCGTATTCTGCGCACTGCGGAAACCGGGGACGCGACCGAATACCTCCAGTTCGCGGAACAGATGGAGGAAAAGGATCTGCACTATGCCGCCGTGCTGGGCGTCAGGAAGCGGGCAATCCGGTCGCTGGAATTGCAGGTCGATCCGGGCGGCAAGGGCGGCGCTGCCGATGAGCTTGCGGCCATGACCCGCGAGACGCTGGAATCCGCCGCCGTGCGCACCACGCTGATCGACATGATGGATGCGCTCGGCAAGAGCTTTTCCGTCTGCGAAATCCTCTGGGAGCGTGAGGGCAAGGGCCTGCGCCTGGCGGGGCTGGAATGGGTCGATCCATCCTGGTTCGAATTTGATGGCACCAATGGCAATTACCTCTATCTGCGCGA